TTTTCGGCTTAACCTCTAATATCATTCCTTCTAACATACCCAGTTTATTTCGAACACGAACAAAAAAGTCAGGGAAATAACGATGCCAACGATTGTCAACTGGGGATAAATAAGGTATTACAATTTCTTCGTTAGACCACTCAATCACACTTGGGTTGGTATCTAAATGTACCATGACTCGGCGTTCCCACAGCGATCTGTACCAGATGTTTGTCGGATCACCTAAATATTTATTGGTATTTTTCGGACTGTATCTACCTGAATAAGCCATAGATTTATTTAGACCCCTCGGAAGAACTTAATGTCAACACCACTTACGCTGAATAGTGTTTCAAGAAATCTAGATCCAAACGAAGCAAAGGGTCCACTAGCAATTCTGGCTAAGAATGCGTTTGCAAGCACTGACCTTCGATACCCAATTAATCTTGGTACAAATAATTTCGAAGGGCTACATTATGTGACTTTCTATGTTAATGTGCAAGAAAAATCTTCATATAATATTCAAGAAAGAACTAATATCGGTCCGACCGCAAATCAAAATCGCGCAAATGATGCAGCCGCAGGTGTTGGTCAGATTGCCTCAGGAAATCAGATTATCAGTGATAGTACCATGGGGCAGTTATTTGCCGAGGGAACTGCAGGTGGTGTTTTCGGCGCGGCGATCGGTGGTGGTGCGGGAGCATTAGCAGCAGAGTTAGGTGGTCCAATTGCTGGAGTTGGAGCCGCAATTGCTGGTGGTGCTATTGGTGGTTTAATTGGCTCAACGATTGTCAGCTCCATCGATCTTTCTCGTAAAACAAAACGATTGAAGTCTACGATTTCAATGTATATGCCAGACACTATCAATCAACAGATCATTCATGAGTATGGCGAAATTTCCATGACAGAAGCACTTGGAATGGTTGGTGCCATTGGTCAAGGTGCTGCAGCTGTTGGATCCTCTATTGAAGGTTATATTAGTTCTACTCTTGGAAGTGGTGCAAAAGCAGATCTGAAGGGTGCTGGTGCAGGCTCACTGGCTGAACTGGCAGGAACTCTTGCCGAAAAATCTGGAGCGTTTGGTGGAGGAATTAAGGAAGCATTGCTTTTCTCTGCTGGACTTGCGCAAAACCCTCAGGTAGAAATTCTCTATCAAAAGACAGGTCATAGAGAGTTTATGTTTGATTTTAAGATGTCAGCAAGAAGCGAAGCTGAAGCCGCAGCAATCCGTAAAATCATTAAAGAATTTAAGTTTCATTCTGCACCAGAGCTCTTGAAGGGGTCATCTGGTCGTTTCTTCATCCCACCCGCTGAGTTTGATATCAAGTTTTTCTATAACGGAAAAGAAAATACAAATATTCATAAGATATCCTCATGCGTTTTGGTCGGCATCGATGTTAACTATGCAGCTGCGGGTCAATGGACGACATTCGCTGACGGTATGCCAGTTGACATTTCAATGCAATTGAGATTTAAAGAGCTCGAACTTATGCATAAGGGTCGTATTGAGGAAGGTTACTGATGTCTAGTCTTGGATACTTTAATTATTTCCCAAAGTTGATTTACACCTTTGATAAGAACACTATCAACAATCAAGCTGTAACAAACATCTTTGCTCGTTCTGCATTCTTAAAAGAAATTGCAGACAACTCTGCGATTTATTTCGAATACGAAGTGCAAGAATCAGACACTCCAGAGATTATTGCTCACAAAATTTATGGTAGTGCATTTCGCTCATGGCTTGTTCTTTTGTTCAACAAATATGTTAATCCATTTTATGAATTTCCGATGAAGACGGTTGTTCTCGATGAGTATGTGAAGAACAAATATGATCAAACAATCACTCAAGCGCAAACTACCATACATCATTATGAGCAAGAAATCACAACCACAATCACTTTTAATGGTGTAAAATTCTACGAATCATCAGTCTCCTCTATCATTTCAGATAAAGAATATAATTTTGTGACTGAGACTCTAGTTGATCGCACAGTTCCTGGAACTGCTGATACTTCCGTTACAGTAAGCACTGAGCAAAATACACTTGCAAACGGTCAAGTAGCAACCATTGTAACGCGAAATAAAGCGATCTCAAACTATCAAAATGAGATTAATGAAAACGAAAAGCGCAGAAAAATAAAACTATTAGATCCTGCGTATGTAACTCGAGTTGAGCAAGAATTTAAACAATTAATGAGTCAGTGATGGCTGAAGATATTGGCGTAACAGGTTCGAAAAATTTTGATGTTAAGGTTCTAGAGATCATCAATTCTGGAGGTCAAACTGTCGACCTTCGAAAAATCTATATTGAACTGCAACTATTTCAAGACATCTATTCATCTGTTATGAGTGGAAGTATTGTCGTGCAAGATGGTCATGACATCTTTAGTAACTTTTACTTTTGCGGTAATGAGTATTTAAAATTGTCTATTGACAAACCGTCTCTAGGCAAACCAATCGAAAAGATCTTTAGAATCTATAAGACTGGCAGCAGAAAACCTGCTTCTGATTCAGGTCAAACATTCGTACTTTACTTTTGCTCTGAGGAGTTAGTTTTCTCAAATCAAAAGAAGGTAAGCAAAGCATACAAGGGTAAGAAAACCGTCGATATCGTTCGTGATATTCTATTGAACGAATTAAAGGTTGATCCATCTAGAATTAAAAAGATGGATACAACAAGCGGTGTTTATGATTTAGTGGTTCCAGGAATGAATCCTCTCGAGGTTATTCAATGGGCTGCATCTCGTTCATATGATGCCAGTAAACCACCAAAATACTGTTACTTCTTTTACGAAGATCGAGATGGATTCCAGTTTAGATCTTACAATACTCTAATCAAAGAGAAGCCGCTTAAGACATTAAAATACGAAATCAAAACAGTTGATCAAGACCCAGCAAATAACAAAGACTCTATTGACGCTTTTGAGATTCGTAGCGAGTTTGATGTAATTAAAAATCTTCAAAATGGTGGGTATGCCTCAAGACTTTTATCCGTAGATATCTTCAGTCAATCTTTTTCTTATCACGATTATTCGATTGAAACTGCAGAAGCGCAGAATAATCTGTTGAATAAATTTAAGGCAACTAATGCTCTTAAGAATATGGATAAGAAGCCAATCACTGCTACGCACGATTCTCTATTTCTAACAAACATTGCGATTAACGATACATCCTCTGAAAAATCAAATGACAGAGATAAGTGGATGATGAACCGCGCATTGCATATGACAGCAATGCATAATACCAAAATTAAAATTGTGATTCCTGGAGATATTTTCTTGAAAGCTGGTGAAGTTGTTAAGTATGAGTTTCCAAAGTTCGAAGGCGCAGATGCAAAAGGTAAAGTTCCAGATGAATATCGCACAGGAAACTATCTTGTGTCGGCTATTTGCCATAAGTTCTCTGGAATGGATAAGGGAGATTTCGAGAGCATTGTAGAGTTAGTTTCTGATTCTTTCTCAAAACAAATCCCTGCTGCAAAAGATGGGCTTGAAAAAGTCACGAGCAAATTCTCATGAAAGCGCGCAAGAATTTTATAGGTCTTGAGGGTTTTGTTTGGTGGGTTGGCGTTGTCGAAGATCGCAATGATCCAGAACAGCTTGGTCGTGTTCGCGTTCGTTGTTTCGGTTGGCACACTGAAGATAAGAAAAAGATCGCAACGAATGATCTTCCTTGGGCTCATCCAACTATTCCTGTGAATCATCCTGCAGTGTACACACCAAAAGAAGGCGATATGGTGTTTGGTTTCTTTATGGATGGTGACAATGCTCAAAATCCAGTGATCATGGGAGTGTTTCCAGGAAAACCAGAAAAGAAACCAAGATACGAAGATGGATTTAGTGATCCACGAAAGAGTTTTGGCGATGCACCAAAACGACCAGATGATAATGCAGAAGCCTATCCAAAGTCAAAGTATCTAAAAGAAGCAACAACGAATCGTCTTGCTCGCGGCAAGGCAGATAGTACAATTATTGCAACACGAAAAAAGAATCTTAAGAAGGGTGTGAAGTCTGCTGGTGGTGTGACTTGGTCAGAGCCAGCACCAGCATTTGCTCCGAAATATCCATATAATTATGCGCTAGAAACAGAATCAGGTCATGCATTTGAACTAGATGACACTCCAGGAAAAGAAAGAGTGCATCTAGCACATCGCAATGGTTCATACTTTGAGATTGACAAAGACGGCAATAAAGTCGAACGAGTGCAAAAAGACAACTATGAAGTCATCATGGGCGATGATTTCATTTATGTAAAGGGTAAAGCAGTTATCACCGTCGAAGGTAATTTTAATCTTAAAACTGCAACAGTGAATATTGAGGCTGCTGCAATTAATATGGCAGCTGATGGTGCAATTAAGATAAAAGGCAGTTCAGTGAATATTGAATCTACAGGTTCAATGGATCTCAAGGCTGGCGGTGGTGGCAAATTTACCGCAGGGGGTCGTTTGGATCTCAAAGGATCCACAGCAGGACTTGCTGGATCTGTTGTTGATATTCCTGCAGGAAAAGTCAATCTTCAGGGCGGTTCTGTTGCTTCCGCTTCTGGTGCAGGTTTAACTGGTGGCGGAACTCAAGCTGGCGAAGGCGAAGCGTCTGCAGCAACTGCTGCTCAAACTGCAGCAACTGCCGCAGGAAATAATGCAGTTTCAACATTGGGTGGAAACTTTGCAGCTGCAGCCTCTGCCGCAGCAGG